TTATGATCCACTCAATTTCATAGCCGTTTCGGTATTTTATATTTCCGATGGTATGATGAATATCAATGGTATAAATCGTCCAACTTGTATTATTCGTGGCGGTTCCGTTAGCATCTGTGATATTTACGGTTATGCTAGAACCCGAAACTCCAGTTATTGTGCCTTCCATGTATTGCGTTGGATCGTTCGCAACGTATATCTTGATTCTTGTGTTTATTGCAAGAGCATCCACTCCAACCACACTAAATGTTTTAGTCCCAGTGCTTATGCTATTTGAGGTAGTTGAGGTCGTTGGAGAAGCTGTGATAAAATCATTAAAGGTAACACCGTCAAGGTCCTGTAAAGTAAAATCAGGTATGCTGGCTTCAAGTACAATCGGACATCCAATCTTAGTTGAAATATCGTCGCCGTAATCAGCGGGATTCGACTCGCCTTCCCAATATTCATAATCAATTAGCGCGTTATAGTAATCGCTAATTCCTTCAATAAAGGTTGGCATTTGCGCCGGATCGTACTTTTGATCATTCTCGTATGGTGCAATTGGACTAGAGTTATATGTGACCGCCGGAAAGGCAGAAGTTCCATTTAATTTTGGATAAAGGGTTTTAATATCGCGAATTTTAAGTTCAATCGCTTTAGTATTAGGCTCTAATAAATTAACCCGATATACATCGTTTATCTGAAATCCTTCAACAGTTATTTCATCAAGCCAATTTCTAAGATTGAATTTACTGAAGTAGAGAAATTCTCCGATTATGTCCCGGATTATTACATTAACTGGTAGAATTTCTTCCTCAATCTTTTTAGCAATACCGTATAGCTTAAAGAATATTTCATCAACCGTAAATTCAGTAGTAGGTTCAATTTCAGGAAGGCCGTCGTCATCAAACGTGTCTGTTGCAACTGTGAATTGATAAGCAAGCGCAAGAAATTCAGTTTTCTTAAATTTATTACTTGACTTAAGACCGCCTTTATCGTCTAAGAGATTGACTCTACTAATGTCCCCGACCTGCATAAGATCGGTTACATCAACCATTGCAAACTTTTTATAGTAGTTAGAATTTGGGTCGCTATCTCTCCAATATTCCTTGACTCTTAAAATATCTCTGTATCCAAGTAAATTAATTAAATTAAGAAGCCCCTTATATGTACCGACATACGGGTAAATTTGATCGTGGTTAACTAGTATTTGTTTACGAGCAGCATTGACTTTAGACCAGTCTGAGAAACTCTCCTTTAGATCATAATCCTTAAGCAGTAGAGCGTCTTCTCGATTGAATCTTATTCCAAAATTCTCTAACCAAACTCTGAAACGTTCGTCCTCATCTTCGCCCTCTCCATAAAAGGTCATTTCTAGAACTAGATTTGTGCCAGAGCTATTTGTGTAATATAGTTGCATTACTCGCGAGTATGCGACTTCTTGAGTTGGAGTGAATGCGACATTTATTTGAAATGGATAACTGATGTTTAGATTCTGTCCGCCAGTTTGTCCAAAATCAGAATAATTAACAGTTATTGAGTTATGCTTTTCAATGTAATTATAGGATTCTGGCCCTTCATTATTTACAGCAATTGTAAAAAGAAATAGGTTGTTTTTTGCATGTGCGCTTTTCCAAATAATTTCAAATTTTGAGCCGGGCTCCATTCTAGGAAATTTGTGATAGGTTGTTCCTCCTTCTACAAATTTTTCAAGAATAAAAATATTTGAGTTATCGTAAAGTTGAGTACTTATTGGCAGAAAATAATCTGCGCCCTCCCAATAGCCTTCACTATTCCAAGAAAGATTGTAGGATTCTCCTTTTTTATCAAAAAAGAGCAGATTATTAATATTCATATTGGGGTCAAGCCTTTGTGTTATTTATTCAGCTAGCTTACCCTGTTAAAGACTATAAATCTCGCTATCCCCTCCAAGGCTTAAGGATATGAATTCAACTTTTTCGCCCTTTCCGATGTGCTTATGAATCTTTTTATATTCTTTAGCATAACCGTTTTTTGCAATTTGCGTAAAGTAGGCAAAGGCATTGTTTGATTTCTCCTCATTAAAGTTTCGCCAGTATCGTAAGAGGTCTAATAATGCGGACTGTATGCAATCCTCTTTATCTAACGGATTACTAAATGTTAGTTTTAGAATTGCACGATTTGCTAGTAAAATAAAATAGTCTATTGCTCGTGGAGATAATTCACCGGGTGTGTGCTGATAGCCGGTTTCTTCATTTAGCATGCCGTATTTGCAGCGAATTATTTCATTTGTAAAATCCCGGTTATTAATATAGTATTTGTTGTTCTTTGCTTTTGACATTTTATATTGATTCTTTTAACATAGCATGCACCTTTAGTACAGCTAAATACGCATCTACCATGTCCATGAAAGGTGATGCAATTTGTTGACCCTTAACAATTTTTTCAGTATTCATATTTATACAACGTATTAGGTCACTGCCTTTTGCTAGGCTTGGATTTTGAGTAAAAGCTGTAAAAACGTCAAACTTACCGGCATTGCCTTTTGCGCCTATAGCATTTTTAAGTTCTCCAGGAGAAAATACAAATAGTTTATCGGATCTTCCGTTTAGTAGATGATCAAGTAGAGCTTTTCGTATCATTCCAGTTGCTTGGCTAATATCAATTAAAGCATTGCCTTGAGCTCCATACGCGATTCCTTCAATTGAAATTACTTGAGGCTCTTCCCCCTTTAGCTCTTCCTTTATTTTTTGAATAATTTGGTCAACCAGAATGGAATAATTGGAAAGTTTAGATCTTTCTGTTCCCGAGTACGTCTCTTTTTGCTTAGAGAGTCTCTTTCTTGGCTCTAAAATGGAAATTTTTAAGCCGGCGTAATAATCATTTGTTTCTTCAATGAATTTTTGGTAAACTTTACTCGTTGTAGCATTAACAAATGCTATCCAAGTGAAATTTTTAAAGTCACGAGCTATGCAAATAGCCGGATACTGTATTGAAAAGTCTATACCAATGACTACCAAAATTCATAATTACCATTTTGGCTATTGTACTGCTTAATAAAATTAGGTTTTTTCAAAACTTGCATAAAAATGACTGTAGAATAAGGGTGTTGGGCGGGTTTAGAAACAGATACTTAGTCTACTTATACTTTAATAATTAAAGATTAGAGATTCTAGAGCCTAGTCTGACTAATTTAGGTAAATTGATTAAACTTCTTAATTAAATTTATGTTTGTTCCTTCACAAATAGAAAAATTTTTATTCTTTGATATTGAAACAGCCGGTCAAGCTGAAGACTTATCAAGTATTTCACCAAAATTAGCGAATTTATGGTCAGACCGAGCAACTTTCTTAAGAGATCATCTATCTGCTAAATACCCAGATAATTTAGGGAAGTCAGATAATGATCTTTTCATTGAAAAAGCAGCTTTACAAGCAGAATTTGGAAGAATCGTTTGCATTTCTTTTGGAAAAGTTAAATTTGATGAAGCAGGCGATCCCATTGCTCAAATAGTGTCATATTCTGGAACAGAGGAAGAGATTTTGTCACAGTCTCTTAAACTAATTAACGGTTTAAGTAGGTCCGGCATAAAATTAATCGGCCATAATATCAAAAGATTTGATGTACCATTCTTGTGTAAGAGAGCGTTCATAACTGGTCATGAAATTCCTCAAATTTTACAAGTTTGGGATAAAAAACCTTGGGAAACCGCTCTAGTCGATACTTCTGAGCTTTGGAGCTTTGGTGCATGGCAAGAAGGATTCACATCCCTTGACCTTTTATCAACAGTTCTAGGAATTGATTCGCCAAAGGAAGACATGAAAGGGTCAGACGTTCACTCTAATTTTTACCTAGGGAATATTGACAAAATTAGAGAATACTGTCAAAGAGATGTCATTGCGCTAATCCAGGTAATCATTAAACTCTCTAACCTAAACCGATTGGAAAAGTCTAATATAATATTTAAGTAAAAAATATTAGAAAAAAATGAAAGAAATTGTTTTTAAGGCGGATGCTCGAGCACACCTAACTAAGGGCATCAACGCTTTAGCTGACGCAGTTAAAGTCACGCTTGGCCCCAGAGGCAGAAATGTGGTAATCGCTAGAGACAATAGCGTAGCAATAACAAAAGACGGAGTTACAGTTGCACGTGAAGTTCAATTAGAGAATCACCTTGAGAATGTTGGCGCACAAATGGTGAAACAGGTTGCAAACAAGGTTGCACTTGAGGCAGGCGACGGAACCACAACCGCGACAGTTCTAGCCCATTCAATATTTACTGAGGGTAATAGGCTTGTTGTTGCAGGATCTCACCCAATGGACCTTAAAAGAGGCATAGACCTTGCCTCAAAGCAGATAATTGAGGCCCTTAAAAAGGAGAGCATAACAGTTGATCGATTTGAAACAATTAAACAGGTTGCAACAATCTCAGCTAACAATGACGAAGAAATTGGGCAAATTATTGCAGATGCAATGGAGTCAGTCGGCTTTGACGGAATTATTACAACCGGCGAGAGTAAAACCGGCGAAACCTATGTTGAGCTAGTCGAAGGAATGCAATTTAACAATGGATACCTTTCGCCATATTTCATAAATACCGATAAGTCAACCGTTGAGTTTGAAAATCCAATTCTTTTGATCTATGACGGCAGAATTTCAAATCTACAAGATTGTCTTCAGTACCTTGAATTTTCAAATAAACAACAACGGCCTCTTGTAATTATTAGCGAAAGCGTCGATGGCGAAGCACTTAATACTCTACTTATTAATAAGCTTAAGGGGACTTTGAGAGTTGCGGCAGTTAGAGCGCCAGGCTTTGGAGAACAGCGTAAATTCAAATTGGATGATATCTCGATCTTGACCGGCGGAAAAACCATTTCTGAGATAGAGGGCGAAACTCTTAAGGACTCAATAGCTGCCAATTTTGTAGGAACTTGCGATCGCGTAGTAATCACAAATGAATCAACAATGATTATTGGGGGCAGAGGAAAGTCAGATACGATTCAGGCAAGGATTCAAGACCTTTCTACTCAAGTTGCAAACACAACGGATGAGTCCAAAAGACTTGTTCTTAAAGAGCGTCTTGCCAAATTCCAGGGAGGTGTTGCAATAATTAAAGTTGGCGCAACCTCTGAAATTGAAGCTAGAGAAAAATTTGACAGAATTGACGATGCTCTTGGCGCAACCAGATCAGCCGTAGAAGAGGGAATCATACCTGGAGGCGGAATCACGCTTGCTAGGCTCGCAGATTCATTAGACCTAGAGCTACCAAATAGGGATCAACAGCTTGGTGTAGAACTTCTTAAAAGAGCTTGTCAGCAGCCATTTAGAACAATTGTTGAAAACGCCGGCCTAAGCCCAGACGTTATTTGGAATGAAATTAAAAATGGCAAACCTGGATACAATGTTAAAACAGAAGAATACGTTGACATGATTCAAGCTGGCATCATTGATCCAGTTAAAGTTACAAAAACTGCTTTGGAAAATGCCGTATCAATCTCAGCTCTTCTCCTAACAACCGATTGCTTAATGGTAGAAAAACCTCAAGTGAACTCGTAAGGTTCAATAATAGACTAGCCATCTGTGTGCTAATTGCCTGGACAGCATTTGACCAGGCAATTGCTTTTTTAGCTAGGTCGATAGATAAAAAAAAGTTTCAATGAGTGGCCCAAATTTCTCTATTTAAGGAGCTAATAAAACAGGTATCATGCGAAGCAATACCAGATATCGGTTTTACCCCAGATGACCTTAAAAAAGTTAAGGCCTGTGCATCAAAAGTTGTTCCAATTGAAACGATTGATACTGAGCCGGCTGTTCCATTTGACCAGGAGCAATTAGACCAAGCTGAGTGTATCGCTGATGCAACTGAAAAAGCTAAAAAGATAATTTTAGCCGAACAGAGTAAGCTTCCAAACGCAATAAAATACTCTGCTTTAAAGAGCAAAATTGAAGAACTTCGTGATAACTTAACAGCCGTTAAAACGTATTTCACAAAGCGCTATGAATTTTTTACAAGCGTCATTGGCGGAACTCAACCTTTTACCGCAGAGTTCTTATATTGGACAGATGAATTTAATCGATTAACAGGAGTTATTTCAACTGATAAAACCGCAGCACTCAATGCAAATACCTCGGTTTCAGTGAAATCTTTTATTAACCTAGTTGCAGACAATTCAACTGATATTAAACTTCAATCATCGACCGTTCGAGCAAATCTAGTATCTCTAGCCGCGGATTATTCCAATCTAAACGCTTTTTCGACCAGACTGGGCGCAAACTCGATAACTGCAACGAGCATTGCAAACGTAAAAGCCACAATTCAAAATTCTACACAAATAACCTCACTACTAAATTCAGTTCGCGCAAAAATTCAAGCCTATAATTCTAGAGAATTAGCAAAAACCGGGGCAATTTCATATCAGGCTCAAAGAATACAAGGAATATCGTCTTTATCGTCTGACGAAGATGATGTTAGGCAAACTTTTTCTGAATTGCTGGGAAAAATATCCAAGCAACTTTCTATCCGATACGATAATTCTACAACAAATGCTTCACCGACCGCCCCAGCAAAAGTTGCAGCATTTAGATTTAATCTAATCGATAAAAACAACACGGTTGTTAGAGTAACACAGTTCAATGAAAATGACGAGCCGGTATTAGATGCAAACGGTAATACTGTCCAAGCCGACCAATCTTTTCAAATTTACGGAAATCCTGTTTTACAAACAAACGTCTTTGCGGACCGCCAGGGCTTCGCAATTAATGGAGTAAGCCTTTGGAGAGAAAACCAATATAATCCAAATGCTAGAGAAGACTCGGATTATTCTATTTTAACTGGCTTGCTATACAATGGCATACCTAACAACTCTTATCCTGGCTTATATCGTAAGATGGCAAAGCCCATTAAATACCTATTTACGCTTGAAGAGCGAGGGCTAACTCTAAATCCTGATCTAATTGACCCAGTCCTTAAAAGCGTCAAGGATGCTCCGTTATCGATAAGTGAGGATCAAACGACCTTTTTTATTAAAAATCAAGCAGTCTACGAAAATTTTTACGAAACGCTAAAGGACCAATATCCAAACCGAGTCAATGCTGAAAGAACTGCGGTTTTTCCAAATCAAATTGCTACATACCTTAATCAATTAAAAGAATTAGCCGATCGAGAAGCGGCCGGGTTTTTTAGAAGAGACCCGGCTTCGCCATTAAAGCTTGCAAGACCGACTTCGTATACAACAAGCTCATCTACTAGCACAATATTTAATCAAGGAACTTTTACATACAGCACAGTAGACCAATCTCTATCCCAAATCCTGCTTTATTATACCCGATGCTATGAAGAAATAACCGAGCTTCAGTTAAAGTGTGATGAAGAGATTGAAAGGCTAACCGCTAAGGTTAAGGAAAACGCAATGGATGAGCAAGTAGTTAGAGAAAAAATTCTAGCAATTCCATGTTTTGCTAAAGCCGGCGCGGCAACCCAAGCGGCAGCGGCTAGCCCAAATAATGCTAATTCGACTGACGATGATCAAGAAGAAGCAAACGTGACCGCTGGCCAGGAATCATGTGCCCAAAAGACTGCTGCAAAAAAAGGCAAGGACCCACTATACTTTAGAACCCTATCCGGCACAGACGCATCTTTGCCGGATTTGACTTCTCAGTGTTATTGGAAAGAATTTGCAAAAGCCTTAAATAAGGTTTGCTTATTGCCGTTTCCTGATATATCCGGACCTCCTCCAACGAATTTAGGATTTCGATATTGGCCAATAAATTGTATTCTGCCGATACCGTTCGGAATGGTCCTATTACCTATTCCGCCTAGATGGAGAAGCCTTTTTGTTTTACCTACACCATTGGGTACGCTTGTTTGTTTTTTGACAATGCCGATTGCACCGATAGGTATACCATTACCGTCAATATTTCTTTTCTTTTTTGCAGTTGATGGCAATAAGTACCTTGCTTTGGCTACGAATTTGCCTATCCTATACGCTCCGCCTTCTAACATAAAGTTTGGATTTGTTCAAGATAATTCAGCAAACTCCGCAAATCCATTAGGTCTTACGCCGGGCAATCCATATAAAGGTCAACCAATCAAAGGTGCATTGACCGCACCAATTGCTGTCAATGCCCTAACTGCCAAAGCCAAAAGACTCGCTTCGCTAGCCGCAATGGTTGCATCAGGCAAACCGTATATTACTAATCTTGCAGGCGAAAAACTTCCTGTCAATATTAAACTTAGTCAGCTGCTTAAGGATATGCCAAGCGAAGCTGAGACAATGCTTAATATTGCAAGCGCTCCACCGTCAAAGGATTTTAGCCGGCAAATGGATCGATTTAAGGTAACAATAAATCGCCAGCTTGATAAATTAGGCAATATGCAGATTGCACCAATTCAAACTTTAAAACAACAACTTGAAAAAAAGAGAGAATCTGAAGAGGCAAAAGCTTTTACTGAGAAAAATTTATCAGAGCGCCGACTTAAGCGCCAACAGGCCAGAAATATAAAACTCTCGAATGTTCAAGATAAGATTAGCGCAACAGTTAAGGTGATGAATACTCATCTTGATAATATAAAGCTCGGCACGATAAAATATCCAAAGGATCCAACTAAGTTCAACCCAGAGCTGCCTGTTGCAATACCTGCTCTTTTCGACATTTTAGAGCTTGCCGCGACTGGCGATTTTAAGGTTGACGGGTCCGCTGTGGATCTTAAAACACAATTAAAGAGAGTAATTTCTAAAATAAGCACAAAGGGCCTATCGAGTAAAAAGAAGTTTGATTTAAAGAATCCAGCTGACTTTAACGAATTTAAGTCCGCCTTAAAGAAATTTTCCAAACAAACGACTGGATATCTTAAAGGAGACCCGATAAAGCCGAATACCTCTGCTGCTAAAACCAAAGAGCAGGCTCAACAAATAGCTGAGGCTGAACGAGCAATGCAGGATAAGTTAGTAAAAGCAATATCGTTAACAGCTGCCGCTCTTGCTACACCGATTAGTCTTAACATATTTGATTTTGGGAAAAAGTGCTGCGAAGTGAAGGCTGCAAACGTATTATCAACAGTGCCACTCCCGGTTCAGCTGGCGTTTACGCTTGTAACTGCCTTAATGGAGTCTTTAATTGATGCCTTAACTCCCAATTCTATCATAAAAACTATGAACCTAAAGGGCAACGTTATCGATATTTCACAAATCGGTGCCATGCTAGAAAATCTAATAAATTCAATACCTAAGGTTACTCTCCCTAATCCAGCAAGCTTGCAAGTTATGATTCTTGCGCTAATTATACCAATCTTAAGTATCATTTCTCTGCCTAAAGCACCAGTACCGTTACACTTACCGACCATTCCAATTGTCATACCATTGGACCCAATTCTAAAGCCTTTAATTAAAAAGGCATTAGGCGCAGTCGTCGAGGGCGCCTTTAACCTACTTGACCAAGCAGGCACAGCCGTTCTTGCTGCAGAAATGGAAGCAAAAGCAGAAGCTGAATCTATGGGAAATTCAACAGGAACCGGCTCATCTCCTGGCCCAGGCGGATCGAACCAAAATTCTACCTCAGCCTCTGCTAATTTAACAAATCCCAATCTCAAGAATAACTCTGACCCGGGAGTAAAGGTTATTAATCGAGTCTTTAAAACGGCTTGCGGCGATAGTGGAATAACTGCGACCTTAAGCCTTGAATCAAGAATAGAATTAAATAGAGCGATCAATACAGTCAATAATTTGAGCCCAACCGATCCGAACCTTAGTTCTAAATTAACTGAAACAGTTGAGCCGACTTCAACGTCAACTGCTGTTTTAACAGTCGAATTACCGGATGGAGAAAGGTTCAGTTTACCAAAGATGCCATTTGTTGCTCTTGATATAGGCGGCAACTTCGATCTATTAACAGGAGCAGATATTGTCGAATTAATTAGAAGTATTATTAACTCAATTTTTGATAAGCTAATTAATCCAATTGCAAAGATTGTAGATATTATTTCACTACTATCATTATCCATAAATACCTATAGCTATACTGTAATAGAATCAAGCTTGCCATACGTTAATATTGTAAAACTTATCCTAATGGCAATCGATGCACTAATTCCACCTGGCATAAAACTTAAAGGTCCAAATCTTGAAGCAATGAAGATTGTTCAAGAAGTAATGACCCGAATTCTATCTAGTACAGAGTCAGTTATCAAAGAAGTTGCATGGATCGGTAGTTTAGCAGCGTGCGCATTCGGCTCACCAGCAACACTATATCAAACCACTCTTATTGCGCGTCTTTTACATCCAATCATGAATCAAGACGACCTGCCTCCTTGGGAAAGATTAACTCATAAAAATCCATTATTTGCAATATTCCTTGATGAAATATGCTGGCGAGGTTCAATGTATTCGACCGGCTCGCTAATATTTCAATCAAAAACTCCAGCTGTTTTGCCATACAGCCCGCTATTTCCAATAGTTCACATTCCGCCTCATACTTTACAGCCATAGGCAAAAACCTTTTTACGCAGAGTTTGTATAATTTATTAGTTTAACAATTAAATAAATGCAATCTCTAAGTCTTCCAAATTTTAACTGGGAATCATACGATTCTACAACCAAGCACAATACTCGGATCAAAATGGCATCTCATGATAGCCAAACCAAGACCAGGGTCCTATGTAAAGAGTCCTATGCACAAGAGCTATATGATCTGTATACCGGTCACAATGGCGCTTTTTTAGATATTTCCAAAGATTTTTCAGCTGGCCAACTATGTAATGTAGTAGCGAAGTCAATTGACTTTGAGAATAAAGTCATCATAACAGAGGATGTTGCAACTAAGTCAACCGTTTTTGTGCCTTTCCGAGAATTCACAGAGGAGCCTTCACTACTAATGCATGACCAGGATCTTAGGGAATTCAAGGTCGTGATTACGAAAGCAGACGATGGAGATTATTATGGATCAGAACGCAAGTGCGCAGCCATAACTTATCGTGAAAACCTGAATGACTTTATGAAATCCGATAAGTGGTTCTATGTTAAAGTCGTTAGCCTCGTTAAAGGCGGTTATTTAGCTCTCTATAAAGGCACAGTTAAATGTTTTCTCCCAGGCTCTCATGCAGCAGCGAATGTGATTCGAGACTTTAACGATTACCTAAATGCTGAAATTCCGGTTATGATAGAGAATTTCGATTCAGCGAATGACCTTTATATTGTTTCCTACAAAAAATATATTAAGCACACTCTTCCCCAAAAGGTTTATGAATTAGAGTTTGGAAAAGAGTATACCGGCGTTCTTACGAATAACCCTTATGACTTTGGTATTTTTGTAGAATTTCAAAACTACTACACAGGCCTTCTCCATAAAACCGAATTTGAAAATTATTCTGAATACTGCAAGGGCAAAAAGGCAGGGGATCAAATCAAATTCTTTATCAAAGATATTTCCTTAAAAAAGGGAGAAACTCGAATAATCCTAACCGATACACTTGATAAAGTAGATCAAGAGCGAATTGCATGGCAGAGTCTTAAATCAACAGCGGAAGGCCATTTACTTAATTTTGTCTTAGAAAAGGATACTTTTAATGTTGTAATTCAATTGCCTGATGATGCAGGTACATTCAGGTCAGACGTTAACCATCTAAAGGGTAAAATTAGAATTCCATCAAGCGGTCAAGTTAAGATTTCTAAAATTGATGTAATTCGTAAAAACCTTAAGTTAGAATTCATGTCTCTTTAATCTCTAAGTTTGATTTTTAATAAATAACTTAGATGCATGAGTCAACCGAATCAGCTAATTTCTATCGATGCCCGGTCAACTATATTTTAGATTGTTTACAAACCGCCGATCGATTGGAATCCAGAACTCATAGCATTGCTTTTTACAAACTTAAAATTTACTAAAAAAGAGAATGGAACCTATTTTAATAGAGAATCCCAATAGATTTGTCGTCTTTCCAATTCAGCATCCGGATCTATGGGACTTTTACAAGAAATCTGAGGCAAGCTTCTGGACAGCTGAAGAAATTGATCTTGCCGCAGATTTGGTTGATTGGCGAACTAAATTAACCACTGACGAACAACATTTTATTAAGCACGTCCTAGCGTTTTTTGCAGCGTCCGATGGAATAGTTAATGAAAATCTTGCTGAAAATTTTGTGAAAGAGGTTCAATACCCAGAAGCAAAGTTTTTTTACGGTTTTCAAATCATGATGGAAAATATCCATTCAGAAACGTATTCTTTGCTAATTGATACGTACATTACTGATCCAGAAGAAAAAATGAAAATGTTTAGGGCAATCGATACGATCCCAGCCGTTTCAAAAAAGGCGGATTGGGCTCTACGGTGGATCAAAAATTCAACCTTTCAGGAGAGACTTATTGCTTTTGCTGCAGTTGAAGGAATATTTTTTTCTGGCTCATTTTGTTCAATCTTTTGGCTTAAAAAGAGAGGTTTAATGCCAGGCCTAAGCTTTTCAAATGAGCTTATTTCGCGAGATGAAGGTTCCCATACTGACTTTGCCGTCCATTTACATAACAATCATATACTAAACAAGGTTTCACCAGATAGAATTAAAGAAATACTTCTTTCTGCTCTTGAAATCGAAAAAGAGTTCATACTTGAAGCTCTACCTGTTAGATTGATTGGCATGAACTCCGATCTTATGTCCCAATACCTTGAATTCGTAACAGATCGTCTACTTGCCGATTTAGGTTGCGCCAAGGTATTTAATTCGCCAAATCCATTTGATTTTATGGTGAATATTGCACTTCCGGGTAAAACCAACTTCTTTGAAAGAAGGGTTGGCGAATACCAAAAAGCTGGCGTTAAGTCGGGAGATACCGATTTTGCAACAGATGCCGACTTTTAACTTAAAAAAATTATTGGGACATGAAAGTAATAAAACGCGACGGTCACTCAGAGACACTTCGTTTAGACAAAATCACAAATCGGGTTAAAAAGCAAACCTACGGCCTAGATACTGATTACGTTGATGCGCTTGAAGTAGCAACAAAGGTCGTTTCAGGCATCTATGACGGCATTAGCACTGAACAGCTTGATAATCTTGCAGCCGAAACAGCTGCTTCTTTAGCATACGTTCACCCAGACTATTCAATCTTAGCTGCTCGGCTAGCGATTACCCGACTGCATAAGACAACAAATAAGTCTTTTAGTGAAACGATCGAACAGCTTTACAATTATATTGACCCTAAAACGGGCAAGAACGCTGGCCTCATCTCAGACGAAACCTACGCTGTCGTTAAACAAAACTCTGACATTCTAAACGAATCTATCATTCACGATCGAGATCTTAACTTTGATTACTTTGGCTTTAAAACGTTAGAGCGAAGCTATCTACTTAAGATGAATGGTATGCCGGCCGAAACTCCACAGCATCTCTATATGAGAGTAGCAGTTGGAATATGGGGCACTGATATGGATAATGTATTAAAAACATACGATCTATTATCAACTCATAAAATGACGCATGCAACTCCAACTCTTTTTAATGCTGGAACCAAAAGACCTCAGCTATCATCTTGCTTCCTACTAACGATGCAGGAAGATTCAATCTCAGGCATTTACAAGACTTTGTCCGATGTTGCAGCAATTTCGCAAAACGCTGGAGGAATCGGCTTGTCTATTTCAAATATTCGGGCAACTGGCTCATATATTAGGGGCACGAATGGAACTTCTAATGGAATTGTTCCGATGCTTAAGGTCTTTAATGAAACTGCTAGATACGTTGATCAAGGCGGTGGAAAAAGAAAGGGGTCTTTTGCTGTTTACCTTGAGCCCTGGCATGCTGACATTGACGATTTTCTTGAATTAAGAAAAAACCACGGCAAAGAGGAACGCCGTGCAAGAGACCTCTTTTTGGCATTATGGACGCCTGATCTATTTATGAAGCGGGTTGATGCTGACGAGGACTGGACTCTATTTTGTCCAGCCGAAATAGATTGCGAACTTTGGGAAATGCACGGAAATGAATTTGAGAACAACTACACTCGTCTTGAAGCTGAGGGAAAGGGCCGTAAGACGATGAAGGCAAGGGTTCTTTGGCAAAAAATACTAGAGGCGCAAATTGAAACAGGCACGCCCTATATACTATTTAAAGATGCAGCCAATTCAAAGTCAAACCAGCAAAACCTTGGGACAATTAAGTCATCAAACCTTTGTACGGAGATCATAGAATACACTTCGAGTGAAGAGCAAGCTGTATGCAATCTTGCATCAATCCCAGTAAACCAATTTATTGAAATCGGAAAGCGCTCAGGTAAACTACGTAAGCCGGCATGTAATTACGATCTGCGAGCTCTCTATGACGTCGCATATCAAACAACCCTTAACCTAAATAAAGTAATTGATGTTAATTTTTATCCAACCGCTGAGACGCGAAATTCTAATCTAAAGCACAGACCAATTGGCATTGGCATACAGGGCCTAGCTGACACATTTGCGATAATGGGGATGGATTTTGCAAGCCAGGACGCAAAGAGCTTAAACTCGGATATCTTTGAGACAATTTATTTTGCCTCAATGAATGCCTCAGTTGATCTAGCCGAAAAGGAAGGCGCTTACTCGTCATTTAAAGGATCCCCATTAAGCGAAGGTAAATTTCAATTTAATCTTTGGGGAATTGAAGAGTCTGCTTTGTCTGGTCGCTGGGATTGGGTAGGTTTACGGCAGCGACTTTTACGGTTTGGCGCAAGAAATTCTCTTTTGCTTGCACCAATGCCGACCGCGTCAACTGCTCAAATAATGGGAAATAACGAAGCATTTGAGCCATTTACCTCAAACATTGGAACTCGCCGAACTTTAGCAGGAGAATTTGTAATAGTTAACAAGCACTTAGTGAATGATCTAGTTGAACTCGGTCTATGGTCAGACTCTATGAGAAACCGAATAATTTCAGAAAAAGGCTCAATTCAAAACATCCAAGAAATTCCAGCCGAAATCAGATCGATTTATCGAACCGTTTGGGAAATTAAGCAGCGGGATTTAATTGATATGGCAGCAGATCGTGGAAAATTTATTTGCCAGTCTCAATCTCTAAATATTTTCATCCGCGATGTAAATACCGCAAAATTAACTTCTGCACATTTTCACGCTTGGAGAAGCGGCCTAAAAACAGGTATGTATTATCTGCGCACGGAGGCAGCGTCGTCTGCAATCGCCACTCTTGGGCTTGATCTTAGTTCAGCCAAAAATGTTTCAGTCAATACTCAAACACCAATGGAAGAACTCGCCTGCTCACTAGATGATCCGGAGAATTGTGTTGCATGTAGTTCTTAACTTGCTATTTTTAGCATTTTTGTCTTGGGGAGTTTTTACTCCCCTTTTTTAATAAATAATAACTGCAAAAAACGATTAACCAAATGGTCAAAATTTTAGAATTTAAGGAGTTTAAGCGACGCTTACAATTGATACGAGAAGCAGAGGGCGATACGCCGGATGCAGCTGATGCGCCAGCGGCCGCTCCGCCGCCTCCACCTCCTGCCCCCACTGCGTCACCCGCTCCTGACCTTGGCGCTGCGCCAACCGGCGAATTACCCCCAGACCCAAATGCTGCTCCTGCTTCTCCAGGTGCTGAAACAGATATGCGATTCGTTTTTATGGATGAGCCAAAGGATAAAAAATGGAGAGGCCACCACGACAAAGATGGCGGAACTAAGCGATTTACTCAATACGCTGTTACAAAAGACGAATTAACCAAGTGGCTAGATGTGCACGACTATGCTGAGGAACAGGAATTAATAATGGCAGCTCTTTCCGGCAAAAGAGAGATGCCCAAGAAGATTTACTTCGATATTAAAAACGAGGTTGAACGGGGCATTCTTGGCACAGATAAAGGCACAATCGATATTAACTTTGATTCAGAAAAAGATTTTGACAATCCTTCAACAACTGATTTAGACGTTGTTTTTCTAAAGCCTAGCGATTTATGATGACCCCAGTACATCAAATAGGTTCAGAGAAAGCCGATATTATTTCTAAATTCATTGTCAATGATATTTTGCAAATCGTAAACCGTCTAACCGGTAGAAGATCGATACAAATGAACCTTAACTATTCAAGGTTTGGAAACATAATGCTTCATTTGCAAATAAAGAGAGGTTCTCCGCCAATGAGCGCCCCGAAATGGGAAAGACTTAATTTTGATAAGTATGGTTTTAGCTTAGATGCAACATCGTACGTGCCGTCTCAGGGTTCTCCAGGAATTGATATGAAACTAACGATCAATCCACTGTCGGAGATTGAATCCATATCTAATCTCGAACATCTTTTATTAGATACGATTAGGCATGAAATAGAACATATTCAAACAGCAGATGGCCAAGATCAATCGATTAAAAAAACGCATCAATCGTCTTACAAGTATTTCTTATTAAGCGATGAAATCCCAGCTGCTCTTGCTGGCCTACGCTTGCTCGCTAAAAATAGAGGAACTGATTTATCAACAGAAATTGATAATTATCTGCAGCCATTCATAGACTCGCGCTTCATGACTGATAGTGAAGCGTCTCGAGTAAAGTTAACCTGGCTTTCTCACGCGTAGTTTTTAATTTTATTTTTTGCTAGTTTAGTCTTTTTAGGATTAAGACTAAACCAATTCCTATTTTTTTAGTACAATCTTTACATATAATAAAACTCTCTTACAAGACATGGAAGATCTCTTTAACTTAAACACAGACGATTTTACTGGAAAATCCAGCAGCGGTGCTCGTCGAGTTGACGACAACCTTTACAACCCTGGCCCAGACCAAGGACAGAACGGTATTTACAAATCAGTAATTCGATTCATCCCTTGGATCGGTGATCCTACGAAAAGTAAATATAAAAAGTACGCGGCGAAACTTGTGAACCCGCTAACTAATGAACGCCTTATTGTAGATTGCCCATCAACAACCGGTGCATCATCAATTCTTTGGTCTCTCGATCTTGAACTTAAAAAACTTAAGAATGAAGAGCCGTCGATTGTTGAAGAAATTCAAAAGTACTTTAACCGGTACTATAATTATTATTCATGCGTATATGTTAAAAAGGACCCGCAGTTTCCAACCCTTGAGGGACAAATAAAGGTTTACTCATACGGCTACACGATTGACAATCTAATCCAGCAAGAGCTTAATCCGGAATCCGAATTGGTTACTACTCAAAAAATCAATCCGTTTTCTCTAACTCAGGGTAAAGATTTTGTACTCGTGATTAAGCGCAAGACTAAAGCGTGGCGGGATTTTAGCTCAAGTAAATTTATGAGCGAGGTAAGCCCACTTATTGTTACTCACGGCGAAAAGGAAATCCCTGTTTCAACCGATCCAAAGGTAATGCAATTCGTGACCGAGTTTTTTAAGAAAAATTCTCCAGACTTAAGCCAATACTTCTATAAGGACTGGACTGATTATGAGTATGAAAAAGTTGCAGAGTACGTCAAGGCAATCGTTCCGTATAAGCAAATTATCGATAACCTAATTAGCACTACCCGTGATGAACGTATGAAAAAACATTTCACGAATTCAAAACCTATTTCCAGGACTTCTGCTCCAGCCGGTGAGGCTCTTGAATTTTCTCCAGCACCACAGTCAAAGAGCTCTTCTTTAAGTCTAGAAGATGATGATTTGCTGGGAGCGGCGCCTTCTAAACAAGCCGTAAAGAAACAGGACGACCTTGACGATCTTTTTGCAGACCTATAAAAATTAATTTACGTACAATGGAAATACAACAGACCGGCCAACTTGACAACCTGGAAAGTGAACAGTCGCCAGTTATCACTACCCTCTTAGGTACAATTTCTTATGAATCTAGAGAAGATTACGATAACTTTTTGCAGAATTTAACTCTTGAGCACGCTGCAATAGTTTTGATCTCAGCAGCTAACTTCGCTCAGTCAAAGGGTATATTTACTCTAGATGAGGCAGAACTTATTGCAAACGCGATTAAGCGCTTAACCTCAAAGCCTCAAGAATCTGTGCAAGAAGAACAAGCTGAAGCAGTAAACTAATGAATATTATCGTTGACGGAAATGCTTTTCTAAATGTTGTTACCAGTATTGTTAAAAACATTCTGGCTAATGATAAGCGAGTCGGCGATAAGTACTACGTATCGGATCTTCTTTCAGAAGATACCTTTATCCTAAAACAGGCGAGCAAAGATGCATTTAGGTCATTTTCTTTGAATTATCTAGGTAGCATCTTTGCCCCGTTTAAGGAAAACATTTCATCCGTATTCTTTGTTTTTGACTCTAAAAGCTGGAGAAAAAAATTCATAAAGGACCATTTTCAAGAGCACGGTGAAGGCGACTTTAATTACAAAGGTCAACGTAAGTACGACGATAAAATCTATCTCTTTTTTGACTATTTTCAAACAGAGATTCTTCCAACTCTTTCAGACGAGTATGGAATACTTGTTAATCGGGTTCAAGGAGCAGAAGGCGACGATCTTATTGCTTACATCTGTGAAAATCTAAAGGAGGACATCTGCATTTGGTCAGTAGATAAAGACTTAACTCAACTTCTTGAGAGCTCATCACGCAAAGTTATACTGATCATGCCTAAAATGATGACAAAGTATAAGAAAATCTATACAACTAACGATTTTTCCGAAGTTTGTCAATCCCAAGAAGTAGACCTCTTTAACTTTGAAGCTGAGGCCATCGATAATTCAACCGTTTCTAATGTAATAGATGACTTGGTCAGAAAAGATTACCAGCACCTAAGAATCGATCCGACGCTGGATATCCTAACCAAGGTGATAGCCGGCGACTCTTCTGATAATATTCCACGTGCCCATCCAAAGCTTACAGCAAGCAAGGTTGTCAAGGTAATTGATCAAATCAAAGAATCAGTTATGTGGGCCGACATTAAGTCTAGGATTGATAGAAATGATCCAGAGTTTGCCAACCTATTAAATGAGGTTATCTGTGAGACTCTTAAGATAAAGGACCCAGGTGAATCTCTTACTATCAGAAATAATATCTCACGCAATCGAACAATAATTAGATTGAGCACTGCCTGTTTTCCAGCAGAAGTTACAGAAACAATATCTAACTCAATTAAATTGGAAAACCGTAGACGCTTTAATTACTTTAAATTCAAAAAAAACTATAAGAATTATTAATGGAAAGTTCAGAATTTATTCCACTATTTGAAAGAGTCCTAGTTAAGCCCAACATGGTTGAGACTCAAACTGAGACAGGTATAATACTACCAGTCGAATCACGTAAGCGCCCAAACTCAGGGACAGTTGTAGCGATAGGCCACATGGTTTCAAAAAACAGCGAATGTCCAATTAAAGCTGGAGACCAAGTTCTTTATCTAAGATATTCCGGAATGGACGTCAAAGTTAACGGGGACTTGCATCATCTAGTAATGGCAAATGACCTGGTCGCAATAATAAATAAAGATGCAGGAACGTCTATTGAAATAAGTGACTATGCTTAAATCATTTACCCAATTTTTAACTGAAGAAACTGATGAGGCTCAAGTAGACGTTAAAGTCTACTGCGATCTGGATGGGGTTCTTGTCGATTTTAATCGTGGTTTTAAGAAATTGGATGCAAATGATGATAAGCTAAGCCCTAGCGAGTATGAAAAGAAGCACGGCCTTGAAAAGATGTGGAGTATTATTGATGATGAAGGAGAGTCTTTTTGGGCAAATTTACGTTGGAAAAGAGACGGCCGCGCGCTTTGGGATTATATTAGGCGCTACGATCCAATAATATTAAGCTCACCAAGCCGTAGTAAAAACTCGATCGACGGCAAAATGAAGTGGATTAAGCGAAACCTTGGTATTAATCAAGCTGAGCCAACTAAATCCTCTAAGAAATGGGAAGAAGACAGCCGAATAATCCTTAGCCGCTACAAGTATAAATTCGCAAAAGGTGCAACCGATATTTTAATTGATGATACTCGGGAAAAGATTGATAAGTGGGTCGAAGCTGGCGGAACCGGGGTATTACATACTGACTCAACTGATACAATTAGAGTGCTCGAGGATATTATTTCCACGTTGAGCAAAAAGTAAGGTTCTCGGACCTAAACCGAGTGGTGGAGTGCCGATGACCAATCGGCCCTAATAAAAAAAGGACTCTTTCGAGTCCTTTTTTGTTTTTGATAAGCGGCTAAAGCTTAGAACGATGGAGTAAATCCGCTTGAATTTGAAGAAAGCTGACCTCCTGCGCGCGTGATGGTGATACGGTTGATGAACTTATGAATTCCGCGTGGGAAGTCAACAATTACATCAATAACACCTGCATTTGCTTCTAGAACTTCAACTGGGTTGTTGCTGTCGTCGAAGATTACTTCAGCGCTGGCAATACCTCTTGCGTTTTGAACCGCTGCCAAGTAGTTGGTAACCAGAGTCTTAACTCGCATTCTAGTAGTAGTATCATTGAAGTCGAACAGGAAGTTCAACAAGATACGCTCAATATCTCTTTCGATAATTCCAAGAGCCTCACGAACGTGAATGTTGTTGAGCGCAGACCTAACCTTCTGGTAACCTGTGTTATTGGAGAAGATCATAATTCCAAATCCACGGCGACGAACTAGTAGATTGAATCCAGCCGGCTCCAAATAATCACGATCCTCGTTTGTGAGATCAAATTCCAGACCAGTGATTTCTCCCTCAGTTAGAATTCCACGGCGACCGGCTACGATTGAGAACGTATTTCCTGAAGTATACTTACGCATGAAAGCATTTGCAACATACATTGCAGGCGGAACAGATTTGTTTTTACCTGCTTCAAATATTACAACGTTAGGCATAAAGTACGCAGAGTAAGAAGAAATAGGGATTCCGTTCTTATCTCCAGCTGCAAAGCCGAATAGGAATTGTGGATTTGCATCAAGATCTCCGCCGGTTGAAATAAATTCGGAAGAAACTAGACGAGTCGTAAGATCGATAAAGCTAGGATTAGGGTTTCTTTCATACTGAGCAATTGATGGAGCATTACAGATAGCTAGCGCTTTTCCGTGATTTGCTGCAAGTTGCACAAGCTGACTCTTCGAGTTTGAAGAGATTTGACCCTCAAATGAATCGATAAGATACCTAAAATCAACGGTCTCATTATCAGCAAGAGTTTGACCCAAATTACTTCCTTCCATTACGAAGTCCATGATGGTGTCCTGCCGAGTGTACGTACCGTCTGGATAAAGAGCGCCCTCGTCGATTGTTGTAGCAGGTAGACGTAGACCCTTAATGTTCTTAACGAAATTCTTGATACCCTTAATGATTTGGATATCATCGGATACGATTTCAATTCCAAGGTTATTAACATCATACGGCGGATCAACCGTTACTGTGTAGACCAGGTTCTTTACTCCACTAGTATCAGTTACAGTAGCGGACACGGTCCGAATGCGCAGATAGCGGCTACGCTGCTTATTATTGCCGTTTGTGTCTTTTGCAATTGCGGCCTTAATGTAGTATCCAGGCTTAATGAATTCATCTACTTCAGCACGTAGGGTTGCATTATATGCATTTGGTGAAGCGTTTGCAATTTCTCCCTTACTTGCATTACCGTAAAGAGTTGACTTTAGGGTTAGAATAAGTTTAGTAGGCAGCGGCGCAGAGTAAGAACTAAAATACGGACTAGTTGAACCCATATCCAGAACCTTAGAGAATGATTCTTGCGTTGCTTGTACTATTCTGACCTTATCATCGGTATCTAGGAGTTGAACGTCAGTCTGTGTTACTAAACCGATCGTGGTGTACGCTCTGATAACAACATATTTTACGTTGCTCGTCGTTGCGACCTGCGGACTTTCAACCTTTAGATAAGCAAGAGTTCCGCCGAAGCCGCCAGCTTCTGCATAGTTTAAGTCACCACTCTTAATGAATCCTCCAACACATGCATTGTAAAGCTTATCGCCTTCAGTCACGATCAGTTCAGTATTTGAACTAACCTCACGTGTGTAGATTTTATTCGATAGCCAGTTGGCTTGCGAACCTGGTGCAGCACCGTCTAGGTCAAAAAAGAAGTCTGATTCAACCGGCTTTTCATAGGAGAGAACACTAATCCTCTTAATTGCGTTTCCGCTATTGGAAGGATCTGCTACCCAGCCGTCATCAAACGAATACGTTGTGCCCTGATCTTCCCAGCCGTGTCCAACTAGGTCAATGCGCTGAGTATCAACGTCTTCATTTCCACCGGGCGTAAACGTTGCATTCGCCAAATTGATCATATCGATCTTTTTGTAATCTATTGCACAGAACAGGCCGGTTGTTGCGAATTTACGGTTAAATGCTGAATCTACTGTAGCATTTGAACCGGTCAAATCTCTAAAATCTGGAACAATGCAACCTTTAGTGCGATTAACCAGGGTAACTTCTTTAACCGATGTAAATGCGTCAACTTGCGAATCGATTAGGCCTTGCTCGGTAAAGTATTGGCTGTAAATCGGGTCGTTGGAAAGAGCTTTGTAATTGGTCCAGTCTCCTTCAACCGCAATAATTTCAATGAAAAGATTTGCAACGATTTCGTCTGGGTTAAGAAAATCTGGAACCTGCACCTTATCTCCAAGAAGACGATAATATTCTTTAACAGGAAGATTGTATCCAGTGGTATCAGCGATTCTTGTCCAAACCGTAACGTCCTTACGGGAAAGGTTAACAACCGTCAGTAGCTTATTTGCGTCCTTATCCGCTTCTCCGTATGTTGCGGGAGCAAGGATATAATCATCGCCGAGCTTAATGTTTTTGTACTTATTAACTGCATCAATATCAGCGAACCAGAGGCGCTGCGTGTTGAAGAAGTGAGAAATTTCATCAACGTTAGAGGTTGAACTCCATTCGGAATTTACCGATCCCGGTTCAACGTTGAATGTTGCAAATGCTGCAGTATCGCTTGAGGTTACCGGCAGAACATTAAGAGCGTAAACTGGCCCTTGGCGCAGAGCAACGTCCAGTGTTCTGTGGAAGTAACTTCCATACTTTTCTAATTTAAGGTCAGTTTCACCGTATACTGCGGCAAGTTCACGTGTGCTATTTAAGAGAACAACTGAATTAATTGGCCCCTTTTTGCTGCAACCAATTACAAGTCGGCCGGTCGAAATCGGAAGCGCTAGATTGCCACTTTCATCGATCTCAATGGTGTAAACACCGCTGGACTTGAATTTGTTCAAATTTAATCTTTCTGCCATTTTGTGTGCTTATTTTTTTTGAAGTTATTTATTTATTAGCAAGTTCTAAAAAATGAATTTTTTTAAAGTTGCTCAAATCTATTTGTTTACTTGAAACTATTTATTTTGAGAGCATGTGCGAAATATTGACTTTTCCAAAAACCAGTAGTTTTGAAAAATCCTAATCAGCTTATCGTGTATAATAATAGCAAATGGTAATAATCATAAAAAATGGAAAATAACTTTCAGCAGTGCGCACAGCTTGAAGTGCATGACGAATATTCAGAAATTAGAGAAAAAGGCGAAGATTCCCTGGCCTTTCTGTTTAACTTGCAAAAAGGCATTCAAGAAGAAGTCTACGGCCACAACTTCACAGAAATTAGGTCAAGCATTCGAAATCTAAAGAAATTTATTGATTGGAACGAAGAGGCTATTCGTGATGAGGATCGCGAGTTTCAAGCAGCCTTAACCGGGATCCATACCTATCCAGGTTGTTGGAAACCTTGGAAAAGTAAGCACCATGAGGCAATGGATAGGCCTCTATCTGCCTTGACTCAAGATGAGCTTAAGGAATTACAATACGAGTGGATCGATAAGCTGCATTTCATGCTTAATGAAGCGATTGCGATTGGCCTTACGCCGGAAACCATCACAAACTATTATGCTGCAAAAAACGCAGAGAACCGTGACCGCCAACGTCGTGGATATTAGGGTACAATAGTTACATATTGACATAAAAAATGATAGTTAGCACAGAATTTAACGGCAATGACTCAACCCTCGTAATATCATATTACGATGAAACTGGTAACATTGCTTTCATTAAGAAACCCATTCAGCAGCACGATCTATTTAACTGGGTCTTAACTCCAAATCCAACTGAATTCAGAAATTGGGATAACCGTTTTCTTAAGAAATCCCCCAATAAATGGCTAAGCCGGTTCAGATTAGAAGAGTTAACTCAAACTAGGCTAAGTCAATCTGAACTCGATATGATATACTCTGATCTAAGTCCAAAGAAATACTACTTGGATATTGAGATTCAGCTTACCTCAAACGATTTCCCAGATCCAGCCAAGGCTCTTATGCCAGTCAATCTCATAACCTTTGTTAATGAGGACAATGTTTGCTTTGTAATGTCGACAATGAAGTCTCTTGAGCAAAATGTCGTTTCTCAAATGGAATCAGAAGTTAACGAATACTTTATTGCGCATGGTCAAAAGTTTACAATAAAGTATCTCTTTTTTGAGAATGAGGTTTCGCTCATGCAAACGTTCTTTCATAAGGTTTTGCCGAAAATTCCTTTTTTAACAGGGTGGAATGTTATTAACTTTGACTGGATTTATCTTCTGAACCGGTGCAAGCGGTTGAATATTGAGCCCATGCAGACAATGCCATGTAAAAAAACAATCGGTCAAGCAAAGCTACCAATTCACTTAGGTCTATTGGATTACATGGAAGTTTTTATGAACACCAAGCCATATAAAGTTGTTGAAAACTATCGTCTCGACTATATTGCAAATTTAGTTCTAGGTACGCGAAAGCTTCATCATGAGTACAGTAGCATGATGGAAGCTCAGCAGGACGTTGAAAATTTCGTAAAGTATAACATCATTGATACAATTCTAGTAAAGCTTATTGAAGATAAGCTTGGTCTACTTGACGTTGCTTTCGCAATCTCTAAGTTTGCAAAAGTTGATGTTTCAAAAGTGTTTAGCGCTGTTTATATTACCGAAACTCTCATGTGTCGAGAGTTCTTAGAAAGAGGCAAGTACATGGCCAGCGATCGTCGTGAAGTTGAAAAAGAAGCAACCTATGACGGCGCGTACGTCGCTGAGCCCAAACCAGGCTACTATAAGTATGTTTCCTGTTTTGACTTTGCCTCAATGTATCCAAACATACAAATACAGTTTAACATTTCGCCAGATGCATACTTAGGCAAAACCTCGCCCTCTACTGCTCAAACTGACGATACTGTAATAACCAAAAATAATACGATTTTCACCAAAAAGTTCGATTCAGCGGCAAGAGCAATCTTGACTCGACTGTATAACGGCCGAGTTGAAACTAAAAAAGAAATGAAGGTTCTTGAAGACCAGGCGCAAGGTGAAAAAACTACTAAAAATACTTAAGAAGTTTATGACAGGTTACGACATCGATTCCCTAATGTCAATTAAAGATACTTTTAGGGGAAACAATTTTCAATGGGTTAAGACATCCGACCGCGCAAAACTTGGAAAAATAGTTCAAGTAACAGACGTTTTACCTGGAAATAGAGGCAGTTTTATTGCGCAGTTATCGGACGGAACGCGTCTACCGACCGACCAGCTAACAAATAGCCTTATGATGATTATGGATGATCAGCCGGCTATGTCAATATCCGAAATACTTTCAATTAACGAAGTGCCTAGTATAGATGAGCCGCTTAGCGTTTCATCCGATATTCCAACTGACGTTGCTAAGGAAATACTGGAACAAAGAGTTGTTCAGAAAAAGATTGAGACACCTCAGCCTTCTCAAGCTGATACTAGATCATCCGATCCTGGAGATCTTTTTGGAATGTTTTCTTTAGAAGAAACAGACTTGAATTTAACCGTTTCAATCAAATTACCTGCGAAAACCTTGCTAAAGATGATGTACTCAAACTCTCAAGACAAGGATGAATTTTTGAATAAGCTCTCAGCCTATATAAATAATAATGTAACGGTCGAGTCCATTAAATCATCAATGAAAAAGAGCCTTGACCCGGATAAAAAGAAAAAGGTTTAATGCTTTCACCAGTTAAGATAACCAGAACTGTTACTCCAATACTAAATGGACAATTTGACGTAGTTTCTCTCAGTCGAGAACAACATAAGGCTGAGAGGCTCGTTAGTAAAGCAAACCACATTGCCGTGATACCATTCGATTGTTCACAGGACGGCAAAATAAAGTCGATTTACGGGCTCAAATTCGATAATCATGCAACTGGTCAAAGGGACGTCACTCTTTTAACTGATTCATTTGATTCAGGTAAGGACAAAACAGCGTACGACGCAGTTTTTAGACTCTTCCTGGAAGAAGCAGGCGTCAATCTTGAAGAAGCCGGCGTAATTGAAGATGATGTTTTTTACCTCGGCTACATAACTAGTTCAGTGCCAGTTAGTTCAAAATTCAAGTGCTTTGCGGTAGATCTAACGAAGCTGGCCGGCCCAAAATCCAAGTTGGAATTCACTAGAAATCTATCAAAATCCAACTTTGAAAAAGATTCTTCCGAGATAGCTCGGATAGGCTTTAATCAAGTCGTGAACGGCGATTTTTCCGATTCAATGATTTTATCTGGAGCATTTCTCCTCATTTCATATTTTAGCTGAAACTAGGTTGAATTTCAGTGTAAAATATTGCTGAAATCAAACTATAATTAATAATGGCTAAAAGTTTAGACGCATTCGCGAAATTCAACGATCTTCTTGAAAAAAAGATAAAATCCAAGATAGAAATTCGAGGATTTTCGGACATCGACGAGTACATACCAACTGGTAATTACCTTCTTAATGCACAAATGTCTGGGTCTCTTTTTGGCGGCTACCCAAACACTCGGAGTATTGGCATAGCTGGCGATTCGGGCGCAGGCAAGACCTTTTTGTGCCTAAATGCAGTCAGGGAATTACAAGCAAAAGGATACGTTGTATTTTATATTGATACGGAGGGTGCAATTGATTCGTCTGACTACGTTAAATTCGGGGTTGACCTAACCAAATTGAAGTATTTCCGTATGGGTCTTATCAGCGAGGTCAAATTTTTCGTGAACGACCTCATCGAAACAATTAAGGAGAACCCAGGCTTAAAAATCGCGCTGTTTGTCGATTCGGTTGGTATGCTCGATACTGACAAGAGCAAAACTGACATGGAGAAGGGCAAGAATGCCGGCGATATGGGTCTTCGAGCTAAGGAAATGCGGGCGCTCTTTAAGAGTTTTACGCTAGATCTATCGAATTATCGAGTACCTTTCATTTTCACAAATCACACCTATGCATCAATGGACCAATACACCCCAAAGGGTATTGCCGGCGGCGGTGGCCCGGAATTTTCAGCATCAATCATTCTAATGTTGAGCAAAGGAACTCTGCGCGATGAAAATAAAACAACGACCGGTATAATCGTTAGGTCGAAAACCAAGAAAAATCGACTCGCCAAGCCAATTGACATAGAATTTCACATATCCTTTCATAAGGGTATGAATCCGTATGTTGGGCTTGAACAGTATGTTACTTGGGAAAACTGTGGAGTTGGTAGAGGCAATAAATTAACCGAAAAAGAATTCGCCAAGCTTAAACCTGACGAGCAGGAGCTTTGTTCAAAATTTGAGCTAAATGGCGAACCTTTTTATTTTTTACCCAAGAAGCTGGGCAAAACCTATTTGATTAGGCATAATGGCGATGAGGTACCAGTCAAAGAATTCTTTTCATCCAGGCTTTTTACGGCTGACGTTCTTAAGGAACTTGATGAAAGGGTGATTAAACCTACATTTAAGTTTCCGGAGACTCAGGATGGAATCGATAATTTAGAAAACGATGAATTAGAGGATCTAACTGAGGAAACCTATGAAATTTAAGATTAATCGGGGCTTGCCAATAAAGTATGCCCTAAGTCTTCATCAGGCGGTACCCGGCTATCCAACTCACCAAGATTTTCTTTTTGACGTTTCGGCTCACATCGTTAGAGTAACCGAAGTTAAGAGTAAAGACTGGGATCCAGAGGACATTAAATTTTCCACAAAGACGCTTAAGTATGTTTTCGGAGAACACATGCATGAAGAAGTTTTTGTTTCAAAAATAAAATCAATTCTGTCAGATCTTCTTGCCAAAGGTATTCTGGAAAAACGCGGAGAATTTATTTTTATACCCAATTCAGAATTTTCAAAGTACTATTTACTAGCATAATGCTTTTTGCATAAACCATCATGATGATTGACTTTAAGGAAAATATTGAGCTGCTTGAGAAAATAATCTTTAACTTCGTTCTAACCGAAGACGACGGCGATGTTGTAATCAAGCCTAAGAACTATGACTCTCTCGACAAAAGAGAGGTTATTCCAATGATCAAGGCACACTACTTCAACGATGATACTTTACAAAGGCTTTATCGTGAAGCTAAAAAGTTTTTTCTTGAATACAAAAAGGTCCCAACTCGAAACGAACTTAGGGAACTTGCTAATCTTGCCAATCTTGACCTACCTGCAGCTAAATTCGATAAGGTTTTTGAAGTAGATCTAACGAGCTACAATTACGACTTTTTGTTTAAGTACACAAAGTCGTTTATCTTTTACAAAAATCTCAATGAGTCAGTAATAGACGTTCTAACGTATCTTAAGACGACTGATATTAATCCGGATAACGTTGAAATAATCACGGATGAGGTTAGGGCAAAGTTCAATGATAAGCTAAATGTTTCTTTTACGAGCGCGGACTCGGGCCTTAATTTTTTCAACTCAATTGATCACATCCAGCTTTCAAAAGCAGGCAACCCAACCGGCTTCAAGTTCTTTGACAAGACTTTAGGCGGCGGCTGGAATCCAAAGACATTGGTTGTTTTTCAAGGCCGGCCTAAGGTTGGAAAATCAATGGTTCTTTCTAATATCGCAGGTCGAGCATTCGTTTCCGGCTGTAACGTTGGGATAGCAACGCTTGAACTATCCGATCGAAAATACATGAAGCGACTGGGCTCAATGGTTCTGGATATTCCGTTCAAGGATTACGATTCAATGCTAGACCCAAGCCAAGTGAAAGAGGTTGAATCAAGAATGAAAAATCTCAAAGATACAGTTTCGACCCTTGGTGAATTGGTGGTTAAGGAGTTTCCAACTGGTACAGCATCAGCAATTGATGTTGAAAACTATTTTCTAAAAGTTCAGCAGACTACCGGTAAAAAGTTTTCAGTGATAGTAGTAGACTATATCAATCTTATGAGACCTCTTCGCGAGCAGGGTAATGTTTACGAAAAGATCAAGGTGATTTCTGAGGAACTTAGAGCGGTTGCAATCCGAAACGAATGGTGCATCATAACTGCTACTCAAATCAAAAGGGACGCTGTCGATGATCAGGATCTAAGCATGTCAGATATTGCTGAATCCTTTGGTCTTGTTCATACAGTAGATTCTCTTTTCGGTCTTATTCGAGGACCGATGGAAAAACGAATGAAGATAAAGCTTATTGCAAATCGAGACGGCGGCTACAATGAAAGTTTCAAAATGTATAGAATGAGTTATGAATTTGCAAAACTAATTGAGGAAACCGATCCAGCGTCAGAATTCTATTCAGACGATGACGATACTCAAAACCTCGAGAATCAAATGCGAAGTCAATATCAAACTGCTCAAACTACACTACCGCCTAATTTCGTTCCATACGTTCCAAGCGGCGGTGAATTTGAGCATAAGCCAAAATCAACGAACTACGATGATATTTTGAGCATGATCCAATAAAAATACGCTGAATACACTATGAAAAACGGAAAAGACCCAATAGATTTTGAGGATTTAGGTTTTGAGGACCAAGACAGCTACTCAGAAGATGAAGATTTTGATTCGTATTCGCCGATCGATCTAAGCGATGAAGACGATCCAATTGAGCTAGCGAGACGAAAGGATCGATACGCCTCTCTTCGTAAAACTGATAAAATCTTCAACAACTCCTACAACTTGGGCCAAAATGCGTCAGACGATGATGCAAGGCCGTCTCTTAACATAAAAGTTGATATTAGTTCACCTCACTATCATCTGTACGATAGAGATCAGTACTCTGATCACATTGACGACACCATTACGCAGTACGATATTGACAAATATGTATCGGACTCTGATGAAATCCGGGAAATTCTAGGCGCACCTGGAGAGAAAAAGAAGTTTACTAAGATTGAGATAAACTCTCTATTTAAGATAATATTTGATGGAGTTAAGGTCGGCGAGCACTCAAGTTTTTTCGTGAGCCCAATACACGTATTAGACGCAATCTCTTCTTTAACCAACA